CAGATGCAAGATTCCCAGCAACACTTCCTGCAGTTAATGGTTCAGCGTTAACAAATTTGAATGCTTCTAATTTAGCAAGTGGAACTGTAGCTAACGCAAGATTAGATGCTCAACTACAAGATGTTGCTGGATTAGCAACAACAAGTGGAAAAATTATTCAAGGTGATGGATCTAATTTTACTCTTTCAGCTTACACATTACCCACTGCAGATGGATCGGCAGGAAAAGTTTTAACTACAGATGGTTCAGGTGCAGTTACTTTTGAAACACCAGCTACTGGAGATATTACAGGTGTCACAGCAGGTTCTGGTTTAACTGGTGGCGGATCTTCTGGAGATGTTACACTTAATGTTGGAGCTGGCACAGGTATTGATGTAGCAGCGGACGCGGTTTCAGTTGATGTATCTGATTTTTTAACTAATGGTTCAAACAACAGAGTAGTAACTGCAACTGGTGCAGATGCTATGAATGGTGAAGCCAACATGACTTTTGATGGATCTACATTAACAGTAACTGGAGATATTGTTCCAGGAGCTAATGATAGTCACGACTTAGGTGCATCGGACAATGTTTGGAGAAACTTATACACTGGAGACTTACATTTATCTAACGAATCAAAATCTGAAGGTAATGCTATTGATGGCACCAAAGGTAGTTGGACTATTCAAGAGGGTGCTGAAGATCTTTATTTATTCAATAACAAATCAGGTAAAAAATATAAGTTCAAATTAGAAGAGGTTTAGTAGCTCATGGCCTTCGGTATAACAGCTTTTGCAGAAAGTCCTTTTGCAGCTACAGGTTCATCAAGTATTAATGTTGGATTAACAGGTCTTAGTCTAACTTTAAATGAAGGAACAGCTCAAGCATTTACAGATGTTGTAACAGAAGGTGTTACTGGAATAGCAATGTCTGCTAATCTAGGTACAGTTGATATCTTTGCTGGAGTTGTAGCATTTCCAACAGGAATCGCAATGTCTTCTAATTTAGGTTCTGTTTCAGCTACAGGTATCGCAAATATTAATGTAACAGGACAAGCTTTAACTATTGCTCAAGGTACAGCTCTAGGGTTTACAGATGTTGTAACGGAAGGTGTAACTGGAATAGCAATGTCTGCTAATTTAGGCACTGTTACTACTACAGCTAATGCAAATGCAACTCCATCTGGTTTTAGTTTAACTATGCAAGAAGACTCTGTTACAATTGGCGGAGATGCAAATGTTAATTTAACTGGACAAGCCATGACAGCTGCTCTTGGAACAGCTGTTTCAGATGCAAATACTTTAGCAGATTTAACTGGTTTTGATTTAGTAATGCAAGAAGGTCAAGCTACAGCTACAGATTCAGTAGCAAGACCAACAGGAATTGAGATGACAATGACATCAAATATTGTTAAAAATATAGTATGGACAGAAGTTAACACAGGGAGCGCTCCTACTGACCCTCCAGGTTGGCAGGAAGTAGCTTGATTTTTAACAATAAATTGAATAAAATAAAATTTTAAGGAATTTAAAATATGGCGAACGCAACATCAGCTAGTTTAAAACTAACAGTACAACAAACTGGAGAAAACTCAGGAACTTGGGGACAGTTTACTAACACTAATTTACTAATTCTTGAGCAAGCAATTGGTGGCTATGATGCTGTAGGATTAAATGCAACTACCGGTGCAACTCTAACTTTTTCAAATGGTGTTTTATCTAATGGTAAAAATCAAGTTTTAAGATTAACTGGAACCATTACTACTAATGTAAATGTAGTTATTCCAGATTCAATAGAAAAAACTTACCTTGTAGAAAATGCAACAACAGGTGCCTTTACAGTAACTTTTAAAACTAGTTCTGGAACAGGTGCTACATGGTCTACTACAGATAAAGGATATAAAATATTATATTCTGATGGAACTAATATAGTAGATATTACAGCTGACTTAGGAGACATTACTACTGGTGCAGTTACTTCAGGGGGCATAACTGCTACAGGAAATATTGTACCGGGTGCAAACGATACTTATGATCTAGGAGCTTCGGGAAATGTATGGAGAAATTTATATACAGGGGATTTACATTTATCAAACCAAGCTAAAAATCAAGGTAATGTGGTAGATGGAACTAAAGGCAACTGGACTTTACAAGAAGGAAAAGATAATATATTCATGATAAATAATATATCTGGAGAGAAATTCAAAATTAATTTATCTAAGATAGAAGGAGATTCATAATGGGAGTAGTATCGTGCGGAACTACAATGTTAGACCAAGGAGTTTTTAATAATATAGGAGCGGTCACTTGGGATACAACAGCTAAAACAGGAAATTTTACTGGTGTAAGTGGTAATGGTTATTTTGTAAATACTACAAGTGGATCAATTACAGTAACACTGCCTAGTTCACCCTCTGCTGGTAACATAGTAGGTATAAAAGATTACGCAAATACAGCTGACACAAACAAAATTGTAGTCGGTAGAAATGGATCTAATATTCAAGGTACAGCTGCTAACTTTGATTTAGTTACATCGGGAGGATCTGTATTATTAGTTTATGTAGATGGAACACAAGGATGGAAAGTAACATCTGCATCTGAAGCAGCTGATCTTCAAAGTACACAATATGTAGTAGCTACTGGTGGTACAATTACCACTTCAGGAGATTACAGAATTCATACATTTACAGGCCCTGGAACATTTTGTGTATCAAACGCAGGTGCTCCTGGAGGTTCAGCCAAAGTAGATTATGTAGTAGTTGCTGGCGGCGGTGCTGGTGGAGGAGGACAAGGTGGAGCTGGTGGTGGAGGAGCTGGTGGACATAGGGTTTCTTTTCCAAGTCCAGCAGGAACAATCCCTGTTTCAGTTCAAGGTTATCCAATTACAGTAGGTTCTGGTGGATCAGGTGTTACAGCTCCAAGTCCAGTTGGAGGATCAGGTAGCAATTCAGTTTTTAGTACAATTACCTCTGCCGGAGGTGGTGGAGGTGCGAAACAACCAAATGGAAATGGTGCTTCAGGTGGTTCAGGTGGTGGTGGAAGTATAGATGGTGGTTGTGGAGGAGCAGGAAATACACCCCCTGTTAGTCCATCTCAAGGAAATCCTGGTGGAAATGGCCCCGGTAATGGAACATCTATTAAGGCAGGCGGCGGCGGTGGAGCTTCAGCTGCTGGACAAAATGGTACACCAGGCCCAGCTGCAGGAGGAGCAGGTTCTGCTAATTCAATCACAGGAAGTTCTGTAACAAGAGCTGGTGGTGGAGGTGGAAGTGTTTCTTGTCAACCTGCTGGCGGTGCTGGTGGAGCTGGCGGTGGTGGAGCTGGCGGTGGTGGTGGAAGTCCAGGTTCTGCAGGAACAGCTAATACAGGTGGCGGATCAGGAGGGGGTTCACCTAGTCCAGGATCTTCACCATCTGCAAACGGTGGTTCAGGTGTTGTTATTATCACCTACAAATTTAGAAACTAAAATAAAATGTTATGGGAATAAATTCATGTGGAACAACTTTAATAGAGAATGGTACTTTTAAAAACATTGGTGCCATTACATGGGACACGACTGCTAAAACAGGAAATTTTACAGCAGTCAGCGGTAACGGGTATTTTGTAAATACAACTTCAGGAGCTATTACAGTTACACTGCCATCATCACCAAGTGCAGGTGATGTCGTTGCTGTCGCTGATTATGCAAATACTTTTGATACTAATAATGTTACGATAGGTAGAAATGGATCTAATATACAAGGTGAGGCAGGTGATTTTAAAGCAGAAATAGAAGGATTAAGTATAGTATTAGTTTATGTTGATTCAACAAAAGGTTGGTTATCAATCGATGCTGGACAAGCAAGTGCTATTACTTCTCCACAATTTGTAACAGCAACTGGTGGAACAATTACAACATCTGGAGATTTTAAAATTCATACTTTTACAGGCCCTGGTACTTTTTGTGTATCAAATGCAGGTAATGCCTGTGGTTCATCAACAGTAGATTATATGGTGGTTGCCGGTGGTGGCGGAGGTGCTGCTAATAGTAATGGAGCAGGTGGAGCAGGTGCTGGTGGTTTTAGAGAATCTTCAGGTGCAGCAAGTGGTTGTTATTCAGCTTCTCCTTTAGGATCTGGTGTAAGTGCTTTACCGGTAGCAGTACAAGGTTACCCTATTACTGTAGGTGGCGGAGGAGCAGGTCACGTAGGAGATCCAGAAAATGCTGGAAATGGATCATCAGGAAGTAATTCAGTTTTTAGTTCTAAAACCTCAGCTGGTGGCGGTGGTGGTGGTGGCGCTGGCGCTGGAGTAGCAGGAGGTTCTGGTGGTGGAGCAGGACAAGGACAATCAGGTGTTGGAGCAGGAAATACTCCTCCGGTTAGTCCTCCTCAAGGAAATAGTGGCGGTCAGTCAGTACCCCAAGAACGTGGAGCTGGAGGTGGTGGAGCAGGTGCAGCTGGTTCATGTGTTACTGGAGGTGCCGGAGTTACTTCATCTATAAATGCAACACCAACTGCAAGAGCTGGTGGTGGCGGTGGAGGAGCTAGATGTTTCCCAGCAGTCCCAGGTTCTGCAGGTGCAGGTGGTTCAGGTGGAGGTGGAGCTGGAGCAAAAGGAAATAATGGAACTGCTGGAACAACTAACACTGGAGGTGGTGGAGGTGGAGCAGGTAGAAAACCAGGTGTAGGAAATAATACGGGTGGTGCTGGTGGATCTGGAATAGTAGTAATAAGATATAAATATCAATAAGATTAATGTATTTACTAATTTAAAATAAATTGTATAATAGGAGATAATTATGGCACATTTTGCAAAACTAGGAGCTAACAGTAAAGTTATTCAAGTATTAACACTTGATAACAAAAATATGTTAAATGCTGATGGTGTTGAAGATGAATCAGTTGGTCAACAATATTTAGAAATACATAATAACTGGCCTGCACAAATGTGGATTCAAACTTCCTATAATACAGGAAGTAACCAACATAAAGAAGGTGGAACTCCATTAAGAGGAAACTATGCAGGTATTGGTTATACTTGGGATGAAGATAATCAAATCTTCTGGCCTAAAAAACCTTACGCTTCTTGGGTAAAAGATACATCTGATGCTCAATGGCATTCACCAATCGGTGATGCTCCTGAACTGACAGAAGAACAACAAAATCAAAATACAGCAGATACTCACGAATGGCATTACGTCTGGAATGAAGCTAATACAACTTGGGATTTGACAAACTCTAAAGCATAATATATATCAGGTGGTGGTATGGACAAGAAAGTATTAAGCGAACAAAGTTTATTCTATGGTGATGTAGCAATGCCTAAAGACTGGGACATTGATAGAAACAAATTATCAGGCGATATCCTACAATCAGTAATTCAAAACAAAGATTTTCCATTTTCAAGAACTTGGGATATGTTAAATACATATATGCGAGATCACATCAATCTTGAATATGATATTAAATTAATTAACAAATCAACGTGGGGAAATATCTATAAACCTGCGGAAACAACAATTCCTTTATTGCAAGTTGATCCAGTAGATCTACGAAACTCTCCAGACTTTACAATGCTTTATGGTGTTAAAGTTAAAGATTGTTTTGTTCGAATACATTATGAAGACAACAGACGTAAAGGAAGAAGTTGGGATATAAAATTAAAAGACAACATGTTTATTATGTTTCCATCAACAAATATGTATTACATAAAAAACAAACAGAAAGATTCATTAAATTTTATACAGACAATAACTTATGAATATATCTAATCACTATTGGTATTTTACATCTGCAATACCTCCTAAAATTTGTGATGATATAATTAAATACGGTTTATCTAAATCTGAATCTATGGCTAGAACTGGTGGTTATGGAGATAGAAAATTAACTAATGACGAAATCAAAGATATAAAAAAAAGAAGAAACTCTGATTTAGTTTGGTTAAATGATACTTGGATATATAAAGAATTACATCCTTACATACATAAAGCAAATAGAAATGCTGGTTGGAATTTTGATTGGGATAGAAGTGAGTCTTGTCAATTTACAAAATATAAACTTAATCAATATTATGATTGGCACTGTGATGGTTGGGATAAACCTTATCATAAACCTAATACCGATGAACATGGTAAAGTTAGAAAACTATCTATGACTTGTCAATTAACAGATGGCTCTGAATATGAAGGTGGTGAATTAGAGTTTGATTTTAGAAACTATGACCCTCACATGAGAGAAGAAGTCAAACATTTAAAACAAGCAAAAGAAATATTACCGAAAGGATCTATTATTGTGTTCCCTTCATTTGTATGGCATAGAGTAAAACCTGTAACGAAAGGAGTGAGATATTCATTGGTCATGTGGAACCTTGGATATCCTTTTAAATAATATGATAATAAATGAATATTTTAAAACACCTATATGGATTGAAAAGAAACCAGATTTTGTAAAATCTTTAAATAAAGCTTCTAATCAATATATAAAAGACGCTAAAAAAAGAGAGAAAAATTACATTAAAGAACATGGTGACTTTGGAAGAAGTTATCATTCTACTCCACTTGTTTATGATAACAAATTTTTAGATTTTAGAAATTATATAGGTCAAAAGTCTTGGGAGTTTTTAGACTGGCAAGGTTTTGATATGCAGCAGTATCAAACTATGTTTAGTGAGTTATGGGTACAAGAGTTTGCTAAAAAAGGTGGAGGACATCATAATGCACATGTACATTGGAATCAACATGTATCAGGTTTTTATTTTTTAAAATCAAGTGATAAAACTTCTTTTCCAATATTTCATGAACCACGTACTGGTGCACGTTCTACAAAATTAAAATTAAAAAATGGTAATGGTATATTTCATGGAACTGAATTAATTCATTTTAAAGTAACACCTGGAACTTTAATTATATTTCCAGGATATTTAGAACATGAATTTGCAGTAGATCATGGTGTAGAACCTTTTAGATTTATACATTGGAATATACAAGCTATACCAAAAGAAATGGCTAGAGATGTCATTTAAAAAAAATAAATACACAGTTATTAGGCAAGCTATCTCAAAAGACTTAGCTACGTTTGTTGCAAATTATTTTTGTATGCAAAAACAAGTTTTAGATACTTGTAGAAAAGAAAGATATATTTCTCCGTATGAAACTTTACTTGGATATTATGAAGGACAAGATGAACAAATACCTAATACTTATTCTTGTTATTCAGACATCGCAATGGAAACTTTAATGTTGAAATGTCAGCCAGTTATGGAAAAAACAACAGGATTAAAATTATATCCTGCATATACTTATGCAAGAATTTATAAAAAAGGTGACGAACTTGTAAGGCATAAAGATAGATTTAGTTGTGAGATATCTACTACTATGAATTTAGGTGGTGATCCTTGGCCTATATATCTTGAGCCATCTGGTAAAGAAGGTATGAAAGGTATTAAAGTAGATTTAAAACCAGGGGATATGTTAGTATACTCCGGTTGTGAATTAGAACATTGGAGAAATAAATTTAAAGGCAAAGAATGTGTTCAAGTTTTTTTGCACTATAACAATAAAAAGACTCCTGGATCCAAAGAAAATATGTTTGACAAAAGACCACATTTAGGTCTTCCATCTTGGTTTAAAAGGTAGTATATTATAATGGAGGCAGTGGACACCACCACATACCACCCGCTGTCTCCTTTATAATATTTGGATATTTATGTTACAAAAACTTAATTTTAAACCCGGTTTTGACAAAATGGTTACAGAATCAGGGGCCGAAAGTCGATGGATCGATGGTGATTTCGTAAGATTTAGGTATGGACTGCCTGAGAAAATAGGTGGTTGGAGTCAACTTACTAATTCAAATAATACATTGCCTGGTGTAGCAAGAGCACAACATGCCTTTGCTAGTATTGCTGGTGAAAAATACGTAGCAATAGGAACTTCACAAGGTTTGTTTTTATATTATGAAGGTGAGTTTTTTGATATCAGTCCTTTAGATGATGATGTTATAACTGGAGTTACCTTCACTGCAGCATCCGGTTCTGCTACAGTTACAGTAAATAAATCATCTCATGGTTTATTAGATGGAAGATACATAACTTTTTCATCAGTTACAGTTCCAACAGGATCTGGTTATGCAATATCCGATTTCACAGGTAATACTTTTGAAGTAAGAAATAAAACTACAAATACTTTTGAAATTATTATGCCTTCTAATTCAGCAGGTACAACTTCTGGAACAGGCTCTGCACAAATTGATCCATATGAAATAATTGGTCCAACGTTTCAAACCGCAGGTTTAGGTTGGGGTACAAGCACGTGGAGTTCAAGCACGTGGGGTACTGCAAGTACAACCAGTAACGTGATTCTGGATCCAGGGCTCTGGAGCCTAGATAACTTTGGTCAAATACTTGTTGCAACTATTCATAATGGTAAAACATTTACATGGAATGCAGGGGCAGCAAGTCCTAGATCAAACAGAGCAGTCGTTATGTCTGGTGCTCCTACTAAAACAAGATTAACTCAAGTATCAGATAGAGATAGACATGTGTTTCATTTTGGAACAGAAACAACAATTGGAGATAATACAACACAAGATCCAATGTTTATTAGATTTTCTAATCAAGAAGATTTTAATACTTATACTCCAACAGCAACTAATACCGCAGGAACTTTTAGATTAGATAAAGGAAATGAAATTATGGGAGCAGTATCTGGTAAAGATTATACATTAGTATTAACAGATACTTCTGCTTATGTAATTCAATTTGTTGGACCACCTTTTACATTTTCTGTTAGACAGGTGGGTACTAACTGTGGATTGATTGGACAAAACGCATTGAGTTATTCCAATGGTATTGTGTTTTGGATGTCAGGTGAAGGTGGATTTTTTATGTTTGATGGTACTGTAAAATCTATTCCTTGTGAAGTTGAAGACTTTGTATTTACCACAACAGGAGATAATTTAGGAATTAACCAAAGTTTAAATCAATTAGTTTATGCAGAACATAACACATTGTATAATGAAATTAA